TTTTTTTTTTTTTAAGTCAAAATTTTAAAGACCGTATAACACGCACAAAAACAAACAAATTATAATTGAGAAACCCACAAAACTCAAAATAAACAAACAAAGAAGGGAGGGTTAACACTTCTTCAAATTAATAAAATAATCTCTTAAAATACCTAAAATCCTTAATATAAGTCTGAATAACCGTCAAGGCGGTGACAAAACTTCTAGGATTTTTATATCTAACAGAAACACACCTAGCCAACTCTTCATAACAACTGTAATCACTAAGAGCACCAAAGTTATCTTTTAAACTAATATAATACTCATACAAATGATCAAAATCCCTTATATCTTTCCTACCGAACCTAGTGATCAATTTCAAAGGGTCACCAATCACTTTGAAGCCATTTACAGTAGGTATTATGAATTTAGAACAAAAATAATAATGATCCGAACGCAAAAGTTTAACCTCCATCGAGAAAAACTCTGCAAAAGCCTTACTCTCATCTTTAACAACAAAACCCTTCGGAAACACAACCAAAGAATCATCCCCACCAAAAACAGAAAATAAAGCCTTTTCAACTGGATAAAGATAAGCAATCATAGCCATAGTAACTAAAGTATTTCCCATATAAGTAGTAGCATCACCACTTTTTCTCTGATAATTAACTGAAAACATAACCCCATTCAAAAAGTCAGATATGAAAGTGAGCCTATGAGCCTCGTTCCAGATTCCGCCCATATCGGGATCTAAACCAAGCTTCCTCCAAAGTAACTCCTGAAACATCAATAACACTTTGCCCTGAGATTTATCAAACTTAGAACAATCTAATTCCAAAATAGAACCAAATTGTTTAACAAATAAATCAAATCTCTTACCAAGATCATCGGGGGTCATATCTGTATAGAAACAGACATTAGGTTTAAACAACGACAACAACCTATCCTTAATTTCCTTAAACAACGAACCAAAAACAGAATTAGTATCCTTCTGATGATAAACTATAGTCTGTAAAGCTTTATAGTCGTGTTGAGGGGAAGTGTCTAGACTCGGTTTAACTTCTCTCTTTATCATATGAATATAATTATCAGCAGCGATATGCTCCACGGACCTATCAGCTGTTATCTGACCGACCACCTTCTCCTGCTGAGTTCTTAACCAATCTCTGATGAGCTCCTCAGAAATCTGCACCGGTTCCTTTTGAAATTCACTACACTTATCTTCAGCATCTGGTGTCAAGTAAGCAGAGAAAAACCTCTCCACTAATTTCTCAGCCAAAGCTTTTTCATCAACCTCTAAACCAAGATCAGGGACATTCATATTCCTCTTAAGCACAGCAAGCAATGTCTGTCTCTGACTAGGTGTTCTAAGTTTGGGTTGAGATGTTTTTAAAATAGGGATCAAGAACCTTTTTCCAGCTTTCTTCACTGGTTTATAAGATTTAGACAAGTCAATTCTAGTATTACTAAGGTTTAGATTAAGATCACCGTTCTCAATATTATCATGATCGTACTCTTCCGAAACATCAAAGTTTCCCGGGAGAAAGTCATC